AGGTGTATGAATTGCTAGCTCTGTACTCTCTCTTGTCGGCTGGTGGAACTGTTCCTATGATTAATGCGTTAGCTAGCGTAGTAACTGTACTGCCGTCAGATAGAGTGACTACTGCTGACACAGAGTAAGTAGCAGCGGGAAGAGTAGAGTAGTTAATAGGGAATGAAGGGCCATCTGTAGAAGTGCCCAACGGAATAACTGTAACCGTAGAAATATTAAGGGCCGAATAGCTGACTGTCGTAGGAGCAAAGTCTGACGTTACGGCGACTCGGAAAGGAACAGAAGCACCTGCGCTATAAGTAGAGCCTGTTACGGGAAACGTCAGAACGGCGCTAGAGCTCGTAGTAAAATTCCAACGGAAGTTATCTACGGCACTTCCAGCTCCGTTGTTCTTGTTTACTCTCAGGCCTAGTTTTACTGTAGCCGCCCCTGCCGGAGCTGTACCCGTAACTGTAGAAGTACGATTACCACCAGACGAAGTGATTACGTTGCCTAGGTGCTCGGTAAGGAAATTACCGCTCCCGTCGAACCACTTGAGAATTACGCTGCCAGTGTTTCTTCCGCTAGAAGCTGACCCTTGAGAATAGTCGCAACTGGCCTGAATGGTCTTGCCCGCCCACACCGCTGCACCTGCTGCCTGCATTAGGTCTACGCTGCCAGGAGTGCCAGCTAGCTGTGCGGCTACAGTGCCATTGGTGACTCCGTACACACTAGATACGGTCACTGTTAAGCCAGACGGAACATCCCAGCCAGCGGTGTCGCCTGTTTCAAAACTTGGGTTGTTAAGTGCTACAAGAGCCATTAAACATCTACCTCCACAGTGGCTGTAGGCAGCTGCTCGACCAAGCCTAGCCCATCGAAGCCAGGAGCTGTCACTACCCCTGTTTGAGAATTCTCGTCCCATTCCCACGCCACGTAGGCGTCTGCGTACACATACTCTGCGTCTGCGAGAGCTACATCTCCGGGGCTGAGGATATAGCTGTTCGGAGTATCTCCACTCTTCCAGCCATTCACTTGTGTAGTTCCGTTGCTGACACGGATCTTCTGCACCAGTCCTATTGGAGATCCATTAGTCCCTGTTATATTAGTTGGGCCCTGTACTCCAACTCCCTGCCTATTTTGGTTCTTAGACATCAGAGAGCCGAATAGAGAAGTTCCCTGCTCAAACTCCACCCACCACCCTTGGTGTACCATCTTCCAGCCAAAGTCGTACGGCCCGCTAGGGCCATCTTCTTCCAGCACTTGCTGTACTGTGCGGCTCTCGAACAGGCTCGCCTTGTTAGCCGTGTCAATACGTCCGTCAGCCGGAGTGTAATCGTCTAGGTCAACTACAGCGTACAGCCTGTCTCTGAACCAGTGCAGCCCGATGATTGGGCCGGGCAGCTCCTCTACTCTGTCTCTCAAATACTTGTTGAACTGTAGAACGTAGGCGTAGTGCGCCTCGGGCGTAAGCCCCGACTTAACTCCCCACGTACCCTCTGGCACGTAGTTGTAGTCGATGACAGCAATAGCTGCCGTGCCGTCTACATCTCCCACTACTACTCCGTAAGGGATGTCGTTATGGAACGCTACCACGTACGTAGTGTAGTCTGTGGTAGTGGCTGCCTCTACTAGATAGAAGTCGTCAATAGCAGAGAGCGGAGATCCGTCATACCTAGTGTAGCCGTCGATTCTTTTCTGTCCAATGAAATCTACTTGCTCGTAGTTGAGCATGTCTAGAATAGAACCCGGAGGAGCTACAACCTTGGGGCTCTGCAAGTCGAGCCCCTTGTCTAGTGTAATGGAAGACGGGGTTAGGTTACTCATTAATCTCGTCGCCTAGCGTGTACCTATTAGCTCCCCACGTAGTAGGAGGCATTAGCTCTCTATCTGCCCGCTGCCTATAGAAGGCAGCCCAGCTAGCGGCGTAGGCTAGCAAGTCTGGGTTCTTATCGAAGCGAGCGATGTTCATTAGGGCTTCCCACGCAATCCAATCGTGGTACTCTTCCTGCAGCAGGATAGGCACATCGTCTTCGTCTTCTAGAATCTGGGGGCTCTGAGTGGTGACGAAGCTGACATGGAATGGAACAGCCGCCTGAGGATAGAAGTTAAGCGCTCCTTCAAAGTCCTTAGCCACGTAGGCAGGAGCTAGATAGGAAGTGCCGGCCCAGCTGATAGTAGCCCAGCGCCAGCTCTGCCACGGAATAGGAACAGCAGGAGTAGGAGCTCCTCCGCCAGTAGGACGCACAACAAACGTATCCCACAGAGGCTCACGCACAGCTAGCCCAAAGTCCTGCAGCTTGTAGCTGCCTCGCCCTAGATACTCAAACGCATCTAAGTCTGTAGTGGGAGACACTCTCTTGAACATCTCTCCTAGAACAGGAAGCTGAGCATCAGTGGTGAATGTATCCCACTCCATCTGACCCTTAGCTGTGCCGCTGTTCCAGTCGCCCTCTAAATACTTCGTGTCCTTCAAGACAAAACGAAAGCCACTCTCCTGTCCCTCGAACTCGTCGCCGGGAATAGGAGCAGTGGCTAGGCTGCCTGCTTGAAATTTTAGACGAGGAAGTAGCAGCGTATTGATCTGTGCGTTCTTGAACGCCCACTCAAACCTTTGCATCTGTAGCTTCTTCCAAGCATCAGCTACGTTACGCTTGATGCGCGGGTAGAGCTTACGTCCAGCTTCGGCACTATTCCACGAAGACGAAGAAAGGAGGTTCATTTCTGAACCCCCCTCCAGTACCACCTTATTGACTAGAGCTAGAAAATCAGCCATATTACTCCCCGGTAGTTACAAGCTTCTCCTCGGAGGCCGGCAGAGATTCGTTCTCAGCATCTAGCTTGATGAAGCCCTGCTCAATCGCACGCTTCAGTTCGCCGCGCTTAGGCCAGTGGCCGAACATCTGCTGGTATCTCTTACGAGGAGCTAGCACCCTAGCCTTAGCAATCTCTAGAGCAGTGAGCGCGTCTGGGCCAGGAACCATCTCAATGACAGAGAATGGATAGCTAGGAACCGTAACGGTGGTTTCACGTAGCTGCTCTCTGCCATCTGGGCCTGGAACCCACGCTTGCTTGCGTCGCTTAACCTTGGCATCCTGCAGCACACGAACAATACGGTTTGGAACAATGATTTCCTTTCCGCGTGGAAGTGTAGCCTGATAGCCGTTAATCTGCACAAACACAGGAAGGTTAGCCGCACCTGGCGTACTGTCTTCCTGTACGATAATCTTTGAATAGCCCGGACGTACTACAGACTCATCTGTTGATAGCTCCGGCATACTCTTACCTTGTAGCTTAGCATTCAGAAGCTTACGCATGTCTTCCGTGTTAGCAGTTTTTGGCACCGCTACTCCCGCGTGAGAAGCATACTGGCGGAGCTGCTGGATGGTCATGCTTGAAAAATCTGGGCCAGAGATGGCCTGTGCTTCATCGGTCATTGATACTCTCCTTGAGTACTGGGGGTAGGAAAGAGGAGGGGAGCTGACAACTCCCCTCCGCCCCTACATCATGTTACAGCTTAGATCAGATCCTGCTCAGCAGCACCGTCTGGGTACAGAGCATTCACAGTCTTGTTGCTCAGCTCACCTACAATAACAGCGCCGACGTGAATCTCAATGTCAGCGGCTAGAGTAGCACCAGTGGTTACGAACGCGGCCAGATCAACTGGGCCGGTTAGCTTCACTACAGAAGTGTCAACCACACGACGAGCGGTGGTTAGGACAGCAGCGGCGGCGAAGGCAGTGGTGTCGCTAGCTGGGGAGGTGAACTTGGAAGCAGCACTACCACGAGGGCCATTGCGCTCCACGACCTCAGGCTGGCCTGCGGCATCTAGGCGCTGGGCCCAGCCGATGCTAACCTGAGTGACGCCTGCGTTACCTAGGGTGTAAGCCCACACTTCCTTAACGACCTGGTTCTCACCGAGAGGAGCAAACTTGAAGATGTCGGCAGTGGTAAGAACGGTGCCGCTCTTAATCTTGACAACACCCTCAATGGTGTACTCCTGCCCGCTGTAGATACCACGGTGCTTAGTGCGCTTGCTTAGAAGGTTGGATAGAAAGTTAGCCATTAGTTATCTCCTATTAGGCTGAAGCCGCAGCTTCGATACGAACCATCCACTCTTCGTTCAGTCGGGTAGCGACGTACCAGATCTTCCAGCTAGCAAAGCCGCGCTGAGCTAGTGGATCTTCGTAGGTGGGGGTTGGGTTCTTAACGGTGATGTTGGCGCTATCCATACCACGGAGAGCGGTGACACCATAAGCTTCCTGACCCACGATTACGATTGGGTACACGTCAACGCGAGCACCATCACGGCTCAGAACGCCACTGATATTAGCGGAGCCAGCGCCGAACAGGATGTTCAGGTCGGGGGACAGGACGAAACGAATGTCCTGGAACTTGCCGATCTCGTAGTCGCTAACTGGCTGGAAGTTGCTGTACTTCTCACGAACTACGAACTCAGGTAGGTTACGCAGGTCTGGCTCTAGGTTGGTGTGAGCGAAAGCAATGAAGGCAGGAGCAACCGGCTCAGTGGCGATGGCAGTGCCAGCCTTGAGCATACGGGTGATGTGCTTAGCACGATTAGCCTTCAGGATACGCTGAGCAGCGACCAGCTCATCTTCCGAGAGCGGAGCCTCTACAGTGAGACGCGTGGTAGCTGCGCCAGAGTAGATGACCGAAGTGCCGCCGATCAGCTCTTCCCAGATGATTGCTTCCTTGGTAGCACCAGCCTGCTCGCCTAGGCCCTGAGAAATCTTCTGCAGGACAGGATCTTCGTGGGTGTCGGTGATGACATCAGTGAAGCTCACCCAGTTACCGTACTGGCTGACCTGAGTTACGACATCTTCAAACTGCACCTGAGAAGGAGCTGGGGTGACGCCCTCTACGAGAGCCTCGGTGTTGACAGCGAACGGAACAAGCCGACGCCACTTAACGATCTGGCCCTTGTTCTTAGGCAGGGGCTCGTTCATTGCAAACTTAGCCAGCACTTCGACTGGCTGTGCGTGTGACAGGAACTTCGCTACGGCATAAATGCCAACGCGAGGGCTGATGTCACCAAAGGTAGTTACTCCGAAAGACATTCTTCTAATCTCCTATGAATGTATTAGCGTCCCTGTTCCTTCATAGCCTGAGCAAACATTTGCTCGAATAGCTTTTCAGGATCATCGGACATTTGGATCTTGGCAGGAGCAGCAGGAGACTTAACCACTGGGGCGTTCTCCTTCTTTCTATTTCTCTCTGCCTCAATTTCAGCAGCCTTGGAGTTTGCTGCCGCAGGGGCAGCTGGCCCTTGCGCAGAAATCTGACCAGTTAGGTCACGAGTGTATAGCTCAAACGCTAGAGCTACCTCTCTCGCTTCCATACTACCGGCTAGTCTCTGTACTCCATCGCTCTGATTGGTTTTCCACTGTTTCCAAGAGTCGCTCTTAAACACTTCAGGGGCATTTGGGTACTCTTGCAACAGGACGTTCAGCTGTTCCTGTGCATACTCTCGACTAAACTGTTCACGCTGAGCACGAAGGGTTTCCTGCTCTCGGGTGATAGTGTCTACAGCAACCGCATCCGTGGCCGTAACTACCGATTCAATGATAGCCTTAGCTAGTTCTGGGTCAGTACGTTCAATGCTCTTCAGCTTTTCCTGAAGGGCTGGAGCAATCTTAGTGGAAGGGAGGTTAGAAGGTGTCGAGCCTGCTCTGGTTAGCTCTTCCAGCTTCTTGTCGATTTCCCGTAGGCGGGATTGCATGTAAGGAACTCGGCCTGCTTGTGACTTTAGTCCGTGGTTCTCCTTCTTAACCTTATCCAACTCAGCTTTGAGCTTGGCTAGGTCATCCAGTTCTTCCTCGGCCCCGTCGTCTGGGCTCTGTTCCTCGGTGTTCTCGGCAGTAGTCTGCGGAGTTTCCTGTTGTTTGCTCTGAGTGGAGGTGTCTTCCTGTGAGGCATCAGCTTCTTCCGAAGCTTCTGGCTCCTCAGACTTTTCCTTCTCATCCTCCTCTAGGGAGGAGCTGGGATTCATGAGCGCGTCCAGCTTGTCTGTGTCTTCAGCGGCCTCAGCTCTCATCACTTGGTTGAATAGCTTGGCGGCTTCTTGGTCATTTAGTGTGTGTTCAGGCATAAAAGTTCCCTAACTCCTTGTTATCGCGGCCTAAGGGCGGCAGTCTCTTCGCTAAGTAGCTGATCTATAAGGCTAATTGCCCCACGCAGTCTATCACTAGACCGTTCATCCTCTGGGGAAATAAGCCGAGCTACTCTCTGTTCTCTCACTTCTAGAAGGTAACGCTTGACGGCAGCCCACTCAGGGCTGCCGAAGTTGACGAATCCTTTCAGGGGAGTAGCCATATGTTAGATGCCGCTCCCGTATGAGGCCTTCAGTTCCATCTCAGTCTTGTACAACTCATTCTCCTGCTGCTTTCTACTCTCCTGCATACCAGCCACGAAAGCCTTAGTCTGGTTGTTCTCTCTTGCGATTTCCTTATCGGCCATCAAGCGCTGGGCCATCTCTCTATCTCTAGCAGACAGCTTAATCAGCTCAGTTTCCCGCTCCATGCTAGCTACTGCTACACGAGCCTGGGCCTCTACTAGACGGGCTTGGTTGGCAGACATCCGCTCTTCGTGGTCCCACGCCTCCACTTGCTGCTGTTGCTTGGCCTTAAAGGCTAGCTCAGCTTCCTTGAGGGTTAGTTCCCTCTCCTCTAGCTGTAGCTTCAGCATAGCCGGATCTGGCTGCGGCTGAGCATTAGCCTCTTCCTCTGCCATCTGTTCGATAGTTTTTACGATGCCCTTGCTGGGCAGGTGCATCATCTCAAGACGAGCGCGGGTTAGGGTAGGAATGTCTACAGCCTTACCTACCTCTGGGTTAGTGGCTGCCTCTACGGACAGCTTCTCCAGATCTCGGATGTGTAGCTGCTTATTCTTGTACTCAGTGGAAGTGCGCACGTCTACAGTGAAGTTGCCCTTGATCTCTGGCTTTGGGCTATACTGCATATTCCATGCCACCATATTCTCAATAGCAGGGCTGGTGATCTTGTCGTCCCATTCCTCGCTCATGAAGTCTAGCAAGGTGGTAGAGGCCTGCATCATAATAGCCGAGCCGGTGGCAGTGTCGGCGACCTGCGGGCTCTGTAGTCCCGCAGCCAGTAGAGGGATGCAACTCTCTTCTTCGGCAAAGTTCATAGCCATCTGCAGCACAGGCGTGAGATTGCCCACCACGTTAGGTACGTTAAAGAATTGAATGGCCTGCTCTACGTGTGAGGTAGGATCTGTCATGTGCCAGATGTTGCCTGGAGTTAGCGACCAGTCGCCGGAGGCAGGCTCAATCAGATGCTTCTGCAGAGCCACCTGTGGGCCAGAGGACAGTGAGCTGTTATCCAGGATCATATGCCAGCTCTGGTTAACTACACGCTGAGCATCCTCCATCATCAGTGGAACGCCAAACCCGAACACGGAGCTGGGGTCTCTTTCCCAAGGACACATGTAGTAGGGAACACTGAAGGAGGCTTCGATGTTCTCTAGCTCCACGCGAATCACCTTGCCTTGGCACACCCACACTTCGCCATAGTAGCACCCGTCCTCGCTCTCGTACGAGGGCGTGATGCCAGCGGTCTGTAGTTCTTCTAGCTTGATGGGGCCGTGATATTCCAGCACCAAATACTTATTGTCGAACAGGTAGGGGTTGGAGTCGGTGAGGGAAGCGAAGTCCTTCCAGTTGGTAGAGTAGTATTCCTTAGGCTTCTCTTCCAGCACCTGCCTGATGTTCTCAGCCATAAAGCCGTCGTGTTTCAGGTAGGCCTTAAGGTCAATAGCCGACATCGGATGTAGCTCAATGGTGTCTTCAATCTTACAGCTGTCCTGCACAGTTTCGTCTGGGTAGAAGAACCAGGGGTTGACACGTATAACCGCAGGCGAACGGTCTACTCCTACAGATGGAGCCCACGTAGTCGATCCCTCTAGCTGAACATAGGTGCGTACTGGTGTTCCTGTATTCACTGGTCCCTTCATAACACCAGTGCCCATCACCACTCTATCCCACATAGCCTTACGATTCTCAGCCGACCACTTGCTGCGATCTAGCTGTGTGCTAATCTCCTGCTCCATGAGGCCGGCTGTCTGCCACGCCTCCTTACTCACAGCATTGGCGGCTGGCTCGATGTCCCAGTTCTTGTTGCCGGTGCCGAATTGCATACTGACTGTCTGAGCGATAGCAGTGTTGCACTTGGCACGGACGATATTAATGTCGGGTCGTCTACGTCGGTTGGTATTCTGAAAAGGAGTTTCAGCTCCCTGCGAAGCTCCGCCAATAGCCAGAGCTCCATAGTACAAGCCGGCCGCACGTAGCCACTGCAGCTCTTTGACTCCTCTACGGCTAGCTCTCTCTTGGAACTGAGTTTCGATGCAGTTGGCTAGGTTGGTCTCAATGTCCTGCCGCTTCTGCTCTTCCTCTCTTAGCTGAGCTTCGAGCTCTTCTGGAGTAAGCTCCACTACCAGCACTGCTTCTTCAGATGTCATACTGCTGCTTACTCCTATAAGTAGTTGTTGCTCTAAGTTGATCTATACTCTTAGCTCGTAGCAAATTGTTCTGTACGTACCGGCTGGCGTCCATCAAGTGATCGTTGTCCTTAACAATGCGACCCTTCAGGTCACGCCGGTACAGGACAAACTCCTTAGCCCACTGAGTCATGTGAGAGAATACCTTCAGGTTCTGTGTAGTCATGCGCTGCCACATAGACTGTAGCCCGCTCTCCACTTCGTTATTTGCAGGCCACAGCTTAAGCCCCAAGTCTTTGTACACTTGCATCAGCTGGGTGCCATCCACCTGTGATCTGCCACGAGACGCCGGGTCAATCACTCCTGGAATCCACGTACCCCTAGCTCTAATAGCTTGTGCGTGTACGGCAGGTACAGCCTCCTTGCCGTAGTATTCGTCGTACAAGTAGAGGGTGTCTGTCTGCGGATCTAGTGCTCCCCATACACAGGCCGTGACGTTCCAGCCTACGTCTAGGGCGTACACCTTCTTCCAGTAGTCAGGAATCTTAAACGGTTCTACGAGCAGGGATTCAATAGCGATAGGATATACATTACCGCTGCCCATAGAGGGCCGACCTGACCGGCGGGCTTCGCGTAGATGTGGCTCGGTGTCTTCAAGCATCTGCTCCTTTTTCTCTTCTGTCAGCCAAGGAGCATCGTCCCACCCAGCTTGGATGATTGCCTTGTGGCTGCGCCTATTAGCCAGCCTAGCATCCTCACCCTCATCTTCCTCTTCCGGGTCTTTCTCCTGCACTACACCGATGAGCTTCTGAGCTCCGGCTAGGTAGTCTGCCTTCTCAGAGAACTTAACCACCATCGGAGTGAGTCCCTTAAGCGGGGTGAACGTGACGAACGTAATACCATTCGTAGTCATGGTTCGGATTAGACACTCGTTGTACACATCCTGAGGACACTCCTCGTCCAGCCAAATGTATTCCAAGTCTGTGCCGAAGAAAGCCTGTAGTGGCTGCTCGTAGTTCTTGAAGCCAATCATACTCCAGCCGCCGGACACATGCTTCACTTGAATCATGTCGATACCCTGAGGCACGCCGGCCAGGCTCCAGAACTTACCTAAGCTATCCTTAGGGATCATACCTGTCCCCCAAGCACCGGGAGGACCGATCAGTTCTTTCTGCGCCGTGTCGCGTGTAGCACGAGCCGTGCTTCCTACAGCCCAGCCTCTAGTGGGCTTGTCAAACCTACGCCCCTTCCACCAGCTAGGATAGATACCTGTGGCATGTGCCGCTACTTCAAAGGCACCGCTCACACTCTTACCAATTCGGTTGGCGGCTAGGAACAGCCGCTCGTTGTATACAGCTCCTGCCTCGAAGAATGCTTTATGCTTGGGACAACTCTCAATCCCAAAAGGAGTGCCGGGGACAAACCACTTGTTAATACCCGCTTCCTGAGAAGCTGTCTGGTACTGTTCCAATAGTTTCTGTAGACGCACTAGCTGAGCTAGCTCTGCCTCTTTGCTATTGCGAACGGCGTCCCCGGCTTGCTCCAAGCCGGAAAGGTCGATGCTCTTCCCGAAGAACTCAGCCAGACTAGGGTCATTGAAATCAATCTCCTGAGTCATTAGTGCCTAGTCCTTCGATTACACGCTTAGCATCTGTAAGCTCTGGTGTGTACTGCTTAACAAACTTAGCCATCTCCTTAGAGATGTTCTCACGTAGGCTATCAACGTCGTAGTTCATAATCTCCGTGTTGTTTGTAGTCTCCACCTTATCCGCCCATCCGTACTTGTTCTTCATGGAGAACACCCACAGCGGCGTATTGAATGTCTTGTTCTTTACATTGAGGCGAGCCTGCTTCTCCCACCAAGCCATGCTTAGGGTGCGCCCCATCTCAACGAGCAAAGCAAAGGGCCGACTATCGGCCATCTGCTTGTGAAACTCTTTGATGGTGATGTTCAGGTGGGCAGCTACTTCGGCGTCAGATCCCCCCTCTGAGTAGAGGTCTCTAACTTCCTTGGCCCATCCCACAACTGCATTAGCTGACAAGGGCCTCTGCCTCCTCGGCTCCTAGCACCTTGGCTAGAGGGAAATAGGAGACACCCTCGTCCTCCCCTTCCTCGTTCTCAATCCCCACTAGGTAGAGCTGTCCTCCCTTCTCCGCCATGCCGATACGGCCGATATTGGCTGCGTGGTAGAACATCTTCAGCATCCCGCCTACAAACTCAGGACTGCTGTTTTCTAGAAACATATGTAGCTTTAGCTCTGTCATACCAAATGCTCCGGGGCAATAGTCTGTGTCTCAATACGTGCCACCATACGGCGAGCCCGCGAGCCGACTTGCTTATACCACAAGCTTCTCTCCATGTTCCTAGCGGCCTTATGCCATTCCTTAGCTCCCATGTAGGCTAGCGTGTTCTTAAACTGTAGCAAGCCGTTAAGCCCCATGTTGTAAGCCATGTTAATCAGCACAGTTTTGGTGACGAAGGAGGTTCCGGCATACCAAGGCAGGGCCCTATGCAGGGCAGCGTCTAGCTCAGCTACATGCCCTTCCGTAATCTTCTCGGCCTGCTTCTGTTCCATCACGCTGTCCACTGTCACACCCTTGGTGTACCCAATGCCCACAGTCCACGGGGAGCCCTTGGTCCAATCTGTGCCGGGAGGCAGCAGCTCTCTGGCTGGCTTCATCCCCCACTGACTCTTGTTCCTCACTTGCTTGTACAGCTGAGACAGGGGGTCAGCATAAGCGAAGCGCCTATATCCCTCATCTAGAATTAGGTCGGCA